GAGGGTTTTGAGAACAGCTCGGCAAAAAGTCTAGGGATTTGCGCAAGGGTATCGTTTAAATCCCCTACAACGAGAGAAAATACGTAGAGGCTATCGAATACACTATCGGATTAAATAATTCACTGTAGGTCAAATGAAGGGCATTGGTGAGGATTTCAGGAAAAATCACTTTTAGAGACCTTTTAACCTGCTATTACATCTTATAGCGGTCAGAAAGCCGAATGAGTTGGCTTTCTTTGACCGCATATGATGTCTGATTAAGCGCCCTGTCGCGGCGTCAGCGACTAGGGCGCATTATACGGAAAGTAGGAGCTTTAGCGAGCTACTTTCTGTCTGTAGGCGGAGTGGCTGAGTGTGTTAGCCGCGGAGCCCTCGTTGCGAAAACCGTTTGAATAGCTAACCGGTTATTACTTAAGGTCTTGGTCTCGCTCCTTCTCTAGGCTGTGTTCTGTGTTTTTGTACCGTGGAGTTTTAGCGCTCCATAAAAAGTTTGCTTTCGCTAACTTTTTATTCCGCTGGGAGCACGCCTCGCTTCGCGGGCATTGATATAAGTAGCTATACATAAGGTATTTACGTATTATAAATTGGACGCTATTGCTTAATTTAAAGAAATAATTACAATCACCCGAAGGGGACGGGACGACATACTTTCTTTTTTCTTTGGAACGAGGGACGCAGGACCGAGTTTCTCTTCTTTGTTACTTTCTTCTCTTACCTTTCTTTTTTCTTTATCGTTTTTCACATTTGATTCACCTTTTTTGCCCTGCGTTTCTAGATTTTTTTTGACAACAATTATTTAAGGTGAGAGTCTACCTAAGATAAGTTTGGGGGACAAATGAGCTGCGATAACCAGGTGTTGTTTAAGTTAAAAAACGGAGAGCAAATGGTATTTTCCGTTGTGGATAAGGATGATTTCTTAGATTTAATTAGGCAGTTAAGTAGTTTATTTGGAACATGGATACAGATTGGGGATGATTGGGCTGTTAGGAAGAGTGAAATCGCGAGCATTCAATATTGTGAAGGAGGGTACGATGGAAGCCACTGGAATTATTAACATTGAAGATGGCGCGTACCATTGGAAGAAGAAGTTAGACTTTATGGAATATCCTAAAATTAACAGCTTGTACATTAGGGAAGGACATGGAGAAGAAGTTACGCCCTCTGATAAACGGGATTTACGCAAGGCCAGAGTTCGAATCAATCAAAAATTGGAAAGTCTCTGAAAAAATTGATGGCATGAATATTAGAATCTGCTTTGATAGATCTAAGGGAGAAATTACTTTCAAAGGGCGAACATCTAAAGCCCTTCTTCCTCCTGAGTTGATGAAATATCTTTACGACACATTCCCTTACGAAAAGGTGGAATCAGTGTTTTCAGAGTCTAATTACGCAATTCTATTTGGTGAAGGATATGGAGGAAGTATTCAAGCAGCAAGATATTATAGCGAAAAGATGTCATTTGCTTTGTTTGATATATTTTGTTCTGGATTATGGCTAGATAGAGATAGCGTTAAGGATGTAGCAGATCAATTGGAAATTACTACAGCCCCTGAGCTTGGGAATATTTGGAGGATTGAAGATATCGTTGAATTCGTTAAGGGTAGGCCTAAATCCGAGATAGCACAGAAAGAACATGAGATGGAGGGTATTGTAGCTCGCGCTCATCCTGTCATGATGTTTCGGAGAGGTGGCCCGATTATGTTTAAGTTAAAGTGTAGAGATTTTTACAACGGAGAGAGCAATGGATAAAAAAATCCGAAAGATTGAAGGCGAAGCAAAAAAGGTTGAAAAAGACCTAAAACATTTAGAGAAAGAAGATAAGAAGCGGGATAAATTCGTAACGCTTGGCAAAAAAGAATTTAAGAAGCATAAGTAGGCTCCTTTTGTGGTTCTTTCTTGATGGTCATCGCCGTTGAGGGTGCACTTGGATCACAAAGCCCAGACAGATCAGTACGGTCTGTTTGGGTATTTTAAATCTCTACAGCTGGGTTTGTATGTCTCTCACTAAAGAAAAAATATCGGAAATTTTCTCTCTCATACCGGAAGAAGATTTCCTTGAAGTTTTGAATGATATGATAAGTATAAATCATTTTATTAAATACACAGACTCAACAAACGATGAAGATTTCGATATAATACGTTGTACATTTACACATTTCTCTAATTTATTGATGTTAACTAAAATGTATAAAAAACACGATAGCACATTCAAATCTTTAATGAAACTTTTAGATGACGACAAGAAACTATCACCTTCTGAGGATTTATGAATTTAACTAAGAAAGACTACAGACGAATTGAAGATATGATGTTAACTGAAGATTTTGAAGATGTCTTGAGTGATTTAAGTTGTATGTTTTACAGTCTAGCTATACAGAATCATAAGATATCAGATGATGCTGTTTTAGAAGGTATTAAATGTCTCTGTATTTATCAGTTAGTTCTAATGTCAAAGATATATGTAAAGCATCAAGAGTTATTTAGGGATATCATTCAATATATTCAATCGGAGGAAAGTGAAATTGGCAACTCTTAAAATCCCCTACGGATACGAGCCTAGGCATTACCAATTAAGGGTTCTTCGGGCTTTAGATGATGGCGTTCGTAATGTGTGTTGGGTTGTACATCGCAGGGGCGGTAAAGATACTACGATGTGGAATTATATGATTAAACGCGCCTACATGGAGCCCGGAACATATTATTACTTCCTTCCTAGCTATGCGCAGGCTAAGAGGGTTCTGTGGGATGGGATGACTAACGATGGCAAAAAGATGCTTGATTATATTCCTAAAACAATTATCGATGGAAATCCTAACAACACCGAAATGAAAGTGTGGATTAATGGAATAAAAGGTCAATCCATTATACAGTTAATTGGCGCAGACTCTTATGATAGTATTATGGGAACTAACCCGAGAGGAATTGTTTTTAGCGAATGGTCTCTGATGGATCCGATGGCTTATGAGTTCGTTAAACCGATCTTGGCAGCTAACGGAGGATGGGTTTCTTTTATCTACACACCTCGCGGAAAAAATCATGGCTGGGATTTGGCAGAGATTGCCAGGCGTAACCCTGATGAGTGGTTTTTTGAGATTCTAACGGTTAGAGAGACTGGCGTTTTGAGTGATGAGCAAGTCGAGGCTGAGAGAAGAAAAGGAATGCCAGAGGATATGATTCAGCAGGAGTTTTATTGTAACTTTAATCGGGGTCAGGAAGGTAGCTATTTCGGCAGGCAGATAGACGGCTTACGACAGAAGGGACAGCTAACACGAGTGGATTACGACCATTCCGTTCCCGTTAGGACTTATTGGGATTTGGGTATTGGCGATAGTACGGCCATTTGGTTTGCGCAATTCGTTGGAAAAGAGATTCACCTGATCAATTATTACGAAAATTCAGGAGAAGGCTTAGCTCACTATGGACGTGTTTTGGATGATTTTCGCCGTGAAACCGGATGCGTATTTGACCTTCACGTTGCTCCACATGACATCCAAGCTCGGGAGTTGACAACAGGTAAGACAAGGCTTGAAACAGCTCGTCGGTTAGGCTTGAACTTCCGTGTTGCACCAAAATTGAGCTTAGAATCTGGGATAGAAGCTGTCCGTATGATTCTCTCAAGATGCTGGTTTGATGAAAAGCGATGCGAAAAGGGGGTAAAGTGTCTTTCAAACTACCGGAAAACGTACAATGAGCAGTACAAGGTTTACTCTGATCGTCCGTTTCATGATTACACTTCTCATGGGGCGGATGCTTTTCGAATGCTTGCAGTAACTGAGTCAGAATATCGACCAGACATTGGAATTGGAGATGTTCAGTATGAGTTGATGAAGCAGCAGTGGGGGTGGCGCGTTTAGAATATTTATTATCGTCACTGTTTTCCATTGCAATCTCCATGTTTCGGTTAATTTTATGAAAATCGACGTTTTTGTGTAAGCATTTTCGTATACGTCTGATTGTCAACATAATGTGGTCTAAAAAAGGTACATGTCACCAGTAAATCTTAGTTGTTCTCTGCTTTTTTTTTCCGCCAGGCAGTGTTTGTTGAATTCGCTCTTTTTCCTCGATCTCTGAGAATGCCATTTACTTGCCCTAGGTGAACTTTTCTGTGTCTATAGCTATGAAGTCTTGTCTTTCTTATTTTAGCTCAACCTAGAGCCTTTAAAGGGCCTTATAACCCTTGTTCTCTCAAATCGGGCAATCCAAAGAAGTCAACAATGCAATTTTCTGTGGCAAACAGGCGACTACAGACTCGAGGATGATAGATCGCTTGGAATTCCTTCTTCGTGAGATTGCTGGTGTAAATCGTAGGAAGCTTCTGTTTATATCTAAAGTCAATAGTCTCAGTAAGAATCTCTTCTCTCCACTCATTGTTTTTAGCTTTTCCTGCGGAACCTATGTCATCGAGAATTAGGAAATCATCGTCTATAAGGTAATGGAGGTTAGCTAAATAGTCACCTTGTCCCGATTGTATCCCTTGTCGTAGCCTTTCAAGAAGCTCTCTCTCATTGTGAATACGAAACGACCTATACAGCACAGGGATTTCCTCTAGCATAGCCGAACAAAGGTAGGTTTTCCCCGTTCCTGCCGGGCCTAAGACCACTAATGCGTTGTGTGGTTCTTGTTTCCAAGCGTTAAGTTCCATCGCGCTGGCATTAGGGAGCTCAATTTTGGCGAGGCTTGCTCCTCTGTAACGCTCTCCGAAGTATTTGCATTGGAGTTTTCTGATGTCTGCTTCTGTGAACATGTTTTTCTTAATCCTTTATTTGAAATTCTGTCACTTAGTTTTTGATCTCTGAACTTTTGCATTGTACCTTTGATAAATGCCCACCAATCATACACTGTGTTTTTGTATTCAGCAAGCATTTTCCAGGCGTATCTAATCTCATCGGCAGCCCAATCACCTTTGGAATTTATAATCGCCGTGTAGAGCTGGGATTCTGTGATTATCTCGGGACCTTTCCTTCCCTGGATTGTGATATTTCCAGTTTGGGTAGGTTGACCGGTTTCGATTTTGCCCGAACTTTTGGTAGGTTGACCGGTTTCGACTTTGCCCGAATTCTCGCTTGGTTCCACGGTTTGGACTTGGGTGGGTTTTTGAGAAAGTTCGTCTGATAATCGTTCAACGCCGTCAGGCAACAAACAAGTTCTTTCCTTGGTCTTTCTTATGCTATTATATGACTCGTCCTGGGCGTCAACTCGCGTCTCTCCAGCTTCCTGAAATTCAGGGAATAGAAAACATTTTTTGAAAACAGGCTCCTCTGAAATTACGTATCTTATTCTTTTTAAGTTCTTTTCGGTAAATTCTTCTCTTTTCATGTAGCCAGCTTCTATAGCTTCGTTGATAAGAGTGTAAACTTTATCTCTTCCTAAAAAACCCTTACATTCCTCAGTGATTTGGCGGACATGAATAACCCAATCGTCGCCATTTGATAGCAAACGAATGAGCAGCCATCTGCAATTGGGAGAGATTGATGAGTCGCGAATCAGAGCGTTTGTCACCATCACGTATGGATTTTTCTTATCGTGCTTCCAACGTTGAATGGTAGGACCCGCTTGGGAGTGATCGATTGTATTAGACATATAAAATATACCTTATATCATTGATTTTAATATCGTTAATATCCCTAGAGCCATCTTCTTTTCTTCGAGGTGTAACTTTAATGAGCGGACAGACAAGAAATTCGTTTGGAGAAGCTAACTTTTTGATACATCTTTTGAATTTCGACTCTCCCATACCACAGTCTTTTGCTAGGGTAACATAGGAAGTCTGACAAACCCCCTTATCCCCTATTATTTTGTTTATTTGGAGATACACGCGAATACAGTAAGGGTCTAAACCTAATTCGAAGATGACGTTGGGAATTTCTGTACGGTAGTAATGGTTAGGCTTGCGCTCTCTGCGCTCTGTTGCTGTGCGACCGTGTGGGCCTGAGAAATCTTGAGGTAAACTAGATTGATTATGCATATAGGGAATACCTAATTCTTTTTAAGTTATTTACATAATATTCTGTCTTTTTTATATAACCAGCTTCTACAGCTTCGTTTATGAGTTGATAGACTTTATTTCTTCCTAAAAAACCCTTACATTCTTCAATAATTTCGCTAGGACAAATAGGTTCATTTTCTTCATTGGATAGCAGGCGGATAATTAGCCATCTGCAATTGGGAGAGATTGATGAGTCGCGGATGAGGGATTCTAACTGGGCAGGATCGATTTTCTTGGACATATAAAACACACCTTAAAAGATTTAGGATAACCAACATGAGAAACGTTGACCTGAATTCCTGAAATCCAATAAGATGGTTTCGTGGAGATCAGGAGAGATCAACATCAACATCACCGGCAGATTATCAGTAGATTATCAGCAGGTTATCGGCAGATTATCAGTAGATCATCAGCAGATCAGTGTTTTTCTTTCCTGAAGACTCTTATCTCGGCTATTGCAGTATTGCAGAATCGGTTAGTGATTTTCCCGATCTGTGCGTTTTTCGAGGCGGTCTTCAGTCACGTTGGCCGCCTTTTTTTTACCCCTTTTTCCCATCTTTAGTCAATCTTTTTCCTAAGTGTTTATCCTTCAAAAATGACTTGATCGTTTCCGCTTGCTTTAAAATTCAATAAATGTTTTTAATCAAATCAGTTGAGTTCGAACGTGCTTTGCCTTAACAGGTAACGATGCCGACTGATTACGATGTTGTCTCAGACTTCACCCAGGACTACAATCGCGCCTACATGCTTCTAAATACTTACTATGCAGAAGCTTATAGGGACGTTGGTTTTTATTTGGGCAACCAGTGGAGTTTAGACCAATTAAAATACCTAAATGACGAAAGACGCAACTCGTTCACGTTCAATAAGACACGAAAAATCATCGATACAGTGTCGGGTTATCAAAAAGCACACGAGAATAGCAGTATCGTCGTGCCTTTCGAAAATAGCAGTGCCCAGACAGCAGATCAACTTACTGAGCTTCTGCGACATGCAATGCAACCTAAAGGCTATAATCAGTTAGCAAAGGCACGTCACGGCAGTTTATGTTCTGGACTTTCTTGGATCTCCCCTTGGATAGATTACAGAAACGATTATGTTAACGGTCGCATAGAATTTCATCTAGACAACTGGAACGACGTTATCTGGGATCCCTTCAGCACACGTATAGACCTTGAAGACTGCACCTTTGTAGCTCGACGAAAGTACCTGAGCAAGGATGTTATTAAGTCGATGGTGCCAGGATGTGAGCAAGAGATTAACGCTATGGGATATGGGAATAGAGACGAAAAGTTTACCTATGAACCTTATGCCCGTCAGTGGGGTCTACAGGAGCTTTTAGCCTATAACGAGTACTGGAAACAGCGCTACAAGAAGGGTTGGCTCCTCGTAGATAAGATAACAGGGGAACAGAAGCCGTGGAAAGGTGATAAAAACCGCCTACAGATGATGCAGAAGTTCTTCCCTAATCTAGCGGTGATCGAGGGATACTATAAGACTGTGGAATACAACGTTATAGTAGAGAATCGATTACTTTATAGTGGTGAAGATCCCTGGGGTATAGGTGAGTACCCATTCGTGCCCGTGTATAGCGTCTTCGAACCTTCCTATGACCTCTTTCAATGGAAGATACAAAGCCTAGTAAGGTTACTGCGCGATCCTCAAGAAGAATACAACATGCGCAAATCAAAACTGCTAGATATCGTCGATTCTCAAATAGGGAGCGGTTGGAAAGTTAAGTCTGGAGCTGTTTCTAATCCTAAATCTCTCTTTCAAACGGGCCAAGGTAAAATTATCTTCTTTAATCCTGGCTTCGAACTGTCTGATGCTGAACGTATTGATTCCCCTAACATTCCCGAAAGTCTATTCGCTCTACAGGACTCATTCGATAAAGACATGGTGGAGATGGTGGATATAGCCAATGCGGGATCTGACACCACCGATAGGATGAGCGCAGTACTGTTCCAGATGAAGCAATCAATGGGGATGCTGGGATTAGGGCCTATATTCGATAATTGGAGAGAGGCTCAGTACCAGTTAAGTAAGAAAGTCTTGAAGATGATTCAGAAATACACGCCGGAAAAAGTTAAACGCATAATTAAAGAAGAACCTACGCCTGAATTCTATAATGGTACTTTCTTAGAATACGACGTTAATATCATTGAAACTGTGATGACCGACACCCAAAGGCAACAGGCATTCCTTCAAGCTTGGGCAATGCAGGCACCGACCGAAATGCTATGGGAGCTCGCGCCATTCCCTATCCAGAAGAAATTCAAAGAGAAGATGGAACAGCAACAACAAGCTCAAGAGGCAGCAGCTCAAGCGGAAATGGAAGACAAGAAGCAGATCAACGAACTCCTCAAAGCGAAGGCATTCAGCGACATAGCATTAGGAGAAGAGCGGCTTAGCAAGATCAAATACGACGCAGCCCTTAGTGAGGAGCGATTGGCAGCAGCGCAGGAGGAAAGAGCTCGCAGCGTGATGGAGATTATCCGAGCTGGCAAAGAGTTCGACGCGATGGATCAGAAAAACCACGGTACCAGCATTGAACACGCCGAGAAAATCCTGAATATCATCCGAGGTATCGAAGATGAACAGAGATTAGCTGCTGCCGACACTATCGTACCTCAGCCTGCTACGGAACCGACTAAGCCAACTAACACAGCTCCAACTCAGGTGCAATGATGGATGGAATCGGGCAGACAGGGGTAGGCGATAGTGATATGAGGATAGGGGGATCGGATCTACAGCACGCAAGACAATTCAGCAAGGTAAGAACTATGAAAGAACACGAACATCAAGAACATCCTCAGAAGCATGCAATACAAGATTATATAGAGCACGAGAGACAGCAACACGAACGCGCTAAGGAACATATGCATCAGCACCTTGAGCGACACCATAAAAGACATCACGACTCTCAACACGGTCACGATTTACACAACCATCACTACGGGTAGGGCTTATGTTTGGTTTTGGGATTTTCGATAAGTATGAGCTAGAGGAATTTGAGCCAAGCTGGTCTACACAACTGGACTATGTCGGTTCTCAGCCACATGCAAGGGAAAGCTTAGAGCGTAAGGCTAACAACATGCGCAGCGAACGGAAGTTTACGTGTCTTGATGGGCAGACGATAGATCGTCCTTCAGGCATTCAATTTTCAGGAGAGCCATGACATTCAACCAAGGTGCAGGGGGAATAACTATAGGGGTGGGTAGAAAAGATAAAGGGCATCTACCGCAAGGGATTAACTCTTTCGTACATATGCAACCCGAACCCGTAAAGAGCGACCTTCAGAGGATGTTAGCTGATGAACAGGCGCAACATATGGACACCTACAAATACGCGCACGGACACAACGACCACGGATTAGGCCAATGAAAGGGCAAGGTAACCTCAACAGTTTAAAGCCTCAACCAGGGCAAGCAGATTACGCGAAGAAGAGTTACCACCCACTTCCAGGGGTTTGGGCTCAACAACAGTTATCGGGCAGACAATCTCCACAGAAGCCTCATGTTGAAGAGCCCCAAACTGACCTGCAAAAAGCTTTAGCATCAGAGCGAGCGCAGCATGAGTATTGGGAGGAGTGGCAAGGAGTGGAACCAGGAAAACCATCGTATTCAGATCCTAGGTCGTTCCAAAATACTCTGCTTCCTACAGCTCGATACGGGACGGACGGAAGATGAAGAAATTAAACGCACTAGAGGTAGCTAGGAAAGCAATAAAAAAGGCGGATAGACCAAAAACGCCTCGCAGTATCAAGAAGAAATTAAAACCAAAGAGGTAATTATGAAACACCAGGAAGGCTTCGAACACATGGAGCATGACAATGAGCGTCAACCAATGGCTAGTCATCAATCCGAAATGACTCCCAAGAGTGTTGCCGAGAATTGGAAGAGTGGTGCGTTCGAGATGAAAGTAGAAGCTATGGATGAAGCTTATGGTTTGGCTGGCAAGAGAGGATGCGAACAATCTATGAATATGGCCCACAGTCAATTCCGTGATTACCCATGGGCCTAACAACCATAGTAGGGCAAAAGCCTCATTCGGGCATGCAGCAGATGGGGGAAACTCGCGATCCCATGGCTGTTGATTGTTGGGAAGACGCACATAGGATAGCTGTTAACTACTCCAAAATGTTCAGTCAAGATCTCTGGATACTGTTTGCTGCTAAGCCTCATGCGAGTATAGAAAACGGCATTGTTATGGGTTGGGAAGTGTGCGTTAAACGACCTCCTGCTCCGATGCTTGGTGTTATGGTTTTTCAATGGAGCTATAAAGATCAAATACTTACGGTAGATCCTTTATCGCTGCCATATGACGTTCCTATTAGTGAAAGTGAAATGTCCACGAGTGCTAAGGATTTTGTACCAAGTCTGTGTGACGCTGCGAAGAAATCCAATGCAATTGTTTTAGCTTAACGGGCGTAACGATCTGTCGCCGAGATCAAAGGTGTAAAAATGGACGAATTAGATATGTCGAAGCCAGGGAATGAGTTGTTTCCCGAGGCTCAAGTTGCTCAGCCCTACAACTCATATCAAGACGTAAATGTGGATCAGGTCGTCGGGGATCCAAGCGTAAAGGAATTCGCTACTCCAGTTTCCGATAAAGAATTTAATTTTAGAGCTCTACGTGAAGAAGCAGCCAAACTGAAAGAGGAGCGCGAGTACTGGAAAGGTCAAGCGGAAGCATATTCGAGGCAGCCCGTACAACAGCAAGAACCCGAAAGGAAGGATGTTTTGGACACTCTAGATTGGGATGACACGCGAGATGTACGGAAAGCTTTCGATTATGTTCGGCAGGAAAACATCAGGCTTCGTGAGGAGATGAAAGATTCCTTAGCTTCTATCCAGGCTAAATCGCAGCACCAGAATTGGTCAGAAATGGTCACTCAACACGTTCCAGAACTTACAGGTAAAAACCCGATATTTGCTGAGATGATCCAAAAAGCAAGTAATCCTTATGAGGCAGCGTACTTATTAGCAGAACTTAATGCGCGATCAAAAACTGAACCTCCACCTACTAATAGGGATGCTCAGAGGGTGATCGCTAATTCCCAGAAACCACAGACTATAGCTAGTGCAGGTGGACATGGGACATTAAATCAAGCTGACTATTATGCGTCGATGTCTGATGAGGATTTTATGAAGATTGCAGGGAGAAATCTAGCAAGTATCTAACCGAATAAAGGTTGATATATGCCGATTACTACAACATCGCAAGTCCCACCAGAAGTAAGAACCTACTTTGACAGGTTATTATTGACGCTTGCGCGACCTTATTACATTTATGACATGTTCGCTCAGAGAAGAACTATTCCTTTAAACTCTGGCGACCAGATGATATTTCGTAGGTATTCCACGTTATCTGCAGCAACTGTGGCCATTCAAGACGGTACTAGTCCTCCAGGGGATTCTTTAAGTGTAACTGACTTTAGCACACAGATTAAATGGTACGGTAACTTTGTAACTATCACAGATCAGGTTCAGTTCACGGTACAAGATAGAGTGCTGAATGAAGCAACCCGTGTATTATCGTTACAATTAGGACTTACTATAGACACCCTAATTAGAAATATGATGGTTGCAACAGCTTCGTCTATTTCTTGCGCACAAGGTGATAACGGAAATACCCCTACAGAGATAACCACAGCGGACATTAAGACTGCAGTACGTGCCTTGAGGTTAGGAAATGCCAGACTCATGACGAAGCCTATCGCTGGGGAAAACCGCTTCGCTACAAGCCCTGTAAGATCAAGCTTTTGGGGATTCATGGATGTAAATCTTCAGACTGATCTCGAAGCTTGCACGGATTTCTTGTCAGCTGCTAACTACCCCAACCCTCTAGATGCTCTAGAAGCGGAATGGGGCTCCACAAACAACGTACGATGGCTTTTGTCGACGAATGGCTATAATAATGGCGCTGCAACGCCTGTGTGGAACTCAATAATCTGCGGTCAAGAGTCATACGGAGTAGTAAAATTAGGAAGCAAGGAAGCCGAATTTATAGTTAAACCTCTGGGCTCTAGCGGTACCAGTGACCCTTTAAATCAGAGAGGGAGTGTTGGATACAAGTACCCATTTACAACACGCCTACTTAATGACAATTGGATAACACGTCTCTTATCGACCCAAAGATTGTAGAGGTAATATGAGCCAATATAGAAAAGGACAATTCGTTAGCACTGGAGCTGCAGTTACTATTCCCTTAGGTTTTATCCCAAGTAAGTTCTCATTGCTGAATTACACAAAAACAGCAGCTGGTACAGGCGTTGGATATTCCGAATGGGTTAATGGTGTTGTTCCTTCAGGAAGCGCAATTATTTCTACGTACACAGCCGGAGCACCGGTAGTTACAGTCTCTGCGAACGGTTACACACCTGTAGTTCTTGGTGGTGATTGGTACAATACGAACTATGTCATCACGGATATTACAAAGGCTAATCCTGGTGTAGTTACCGTTTCATCTCTGACACCTACGAACTCTATGACATTAACCAACGGTATGACGTTTACTATCTCGTCTGTTATTGGCATGACGCAGGTTAATCAGAATCGTTATGTAGTAGCTCAATTGGGCGTTCCAAGCTCTTCGGCTACTAAATTCTACCTCTACGACACCTTTGGTAATCCTGTCGATACTACTGCATTTGGTACGTACTCTTCAGGCGGTATCATGGATGTTATCTCATATCCTCCTACAGCTCCTGTATTGAATCCTGTCAATGGTCAAGTGCTTACTCCGGGATCTCCAGCAGGTCTTCAGTATGACATTGGGTATCAGGGATTGACTTTAGGCTCAGCGATTTACGGAACAGCAGCTGATGTGATGTTCTGGGAATGCTGGTACGAGACTCCAACAGGCTACTAAAAATAAAAACAAGAGGAGGGGCAACACCCTTCCTCGCCATGAGGTTTTATGACATTTGCAACAAGAAAAGCTCCAGAGAAAAAAGCGCCGGTAGAAGAACTTCAACAACAGCACCTATCAGGGCCCGCAGACGAGCCTATTGAAAAGGTAGCTAAGGAACTAGGCGAGGGTCAACTTGCGATCGTTACAGAGGTTCCTAAGTATGAAAAAGTGATATTCAGGAATCAGAGGGATCCGGGTCATGTTTTAGAATTCCATTACGCAAGCAAAACCCATCCATTCAAGCAATACAAGCTTATCGATGGTGCTTTAGTTCATTTGCCACTAGAGGTAATCAAAAATCTAGAGTCATGCCGAGAAAACATAGAAAAGTATCGTCGTAATGGTGAAGGAATACCCGAGGTGTATGTCGCAGGATATAAAACTCATTTCGTCTGTGAGAGGGTCTAATGCCATTTACAGCCCCTACTTGGACCTTACAGGATATTATCACTGAGACGCGAGGGATCACCGGTCGGCCAGATGCTAGTATGATGTCAGATCAGCAGGTGGCTAACTATATCAATTACTTCTATCAGTATGTGTTGCCTAAGGAAATCAAGATCTTCTGGGGTTACACGTACTATAAGTTTTACGCGCAACCTAATGTCGATCAATATACAGCGCCTCAGGACTTTCAGACTCTAAACCCAACTGTATACGCGGATGGTTGGCCTCTCACATGGTATCTATCCCCTGATGATTTCTACCAAGACTATCCGCAGCAATGTAATAAGATGGTTGTGGCTCAGGGGAATGGAACGACCAATAGCTTTACATTTGCAATTCCAGCGTTTCCAATTTTACCAGGTAGTCTATATGTCACGGATGGTATTCAAGTCGCGCAGGATGTCCCCTCGAACCCATACACGGGCTCAGGAACATTTGTGGATCCCAACAACAATAATGCTGCTTTACCTGGCTCTGTTAACTATCCTACTGGTGCGGTCGCTGGTCTAGGTTTTGCTTCTGCTCCGGCTTCGAATGCTAATATCACTGAAGCTAGCCAGACTTACAATCCAAATCGCCCTCAAGGTATCTTATTCTTTAAGTCTCAACCTCTTGCAAATTCCACCTCTGCGACACTAGCTGCCGTCAACATGTTCGTTCTTCGGCCGGTACCTGACAATGTGTATCTTATCAAAATGCAGGGAATACAACTTCCTAAGCCTCTGATTAATACGACAGACGTACCCTTTAGGATGGATCTCGGACCTTTAATAGCCTTGGGAGCTTCTTTACATATCTTCAAGCTCTTTAATCAGATAGATCAGTACGAACAGACGATGCCTGAATATAACCGCTTCAAAGATGTTTGTATGCAAGACACTTACGAAGAATACATGTACCAACGTTCTGTATCAAAATTCTAGGAGGCCCATGTCGCTCTATACAAACAATGTCCCGCAGGCAGTTCAAACCATCGCAGAGACTCAGCCACTGATACAGGATAACTTCGCGTATCTAGCCTCATCAATTGGCGTAGATCATAATTTCCTAAGTAACTCTGCTACAGCTAGCGATGGATATCATAAGGTTGTGCATTTTGTTAATCAGTTAGGTGATCCTGCTCCTGTTGCTGGTGTGACACAATTGTACACGAAGACATCTAACACAATCACTGAACTATTCGAGAGGGACTCTACGGGAACAGTGATACAGATGACCGGACGTAATATACCTAGTAAATACGCTTGGTCTAATGGACTCTTATTTCAGTGGGGGTTTTTAAGTTTAACTGCCCCAGACCCTGATGATTATACTATTAATTTCAATGTTGCTTTTCCTGTGGCATGCCTTACCGTTTGTCCTACTCTTAGCGTGAGTTCATCTACACCAAATACTAAATCTTCATTATACATCTACACTATTTCAACAACTCAATGCGTTGTCTATTTTGATGGATCTTCGGCAGTCGATGGTATTTATTGGCTTGCGGTGGGCTACTAATGGGCAAAGAATATCAAGGCCTCGCAATATCCAACTTTCGCACAGGTTTCGATGAGTCGTTAGAACCATGGATGTTACCTCGCGATGCTTACCAGATACTCAAGAATGCCCACTTGTATCGTGGTGTATTAGAGAAAATCGCAGGCTACAATCTCTACGCAAAGATGAGCTACAGAGAGACGATGCAGCTTTCAGGTGTTATCGATGGTGTAAATAAAACCTTCACAGGAACCTTAAACTACGTACCATCAACAAATAATATCATCGTTCAAGCTGCTATAGATGCCGGTGCGACCACTAGTGAAATACTCAGCTATGACAGTGATACCCTACCGAATATTATAAATCTAAAAAGTACAGCTGGTGGAACAGGAACTATAAACCTAACGACGAAAGCTATCTCGGTTACGTTTAATACAGCTCCAGCGAAGATCCCTGGCGGAGGAAACGTATACAACTCCGTTACAGTATCTTATGACTATCTAAGCAGTTCCGTTGCTGGCGATTTAGATATCATGGGAATCAAACCATACTATGCTAGCAGTGGGGCTACCGATCTGTTAATTTTCGATACTAAGCGCGTTGGTAAGATCGTGAACCTTTCAGGCCTGATAGCACAGAATGCAGGAACGGATAATGGTATCACAGGAATCCCCTACGACGTCCAGACTGAAAACGCTACCCCAAACCCCGCTTTCGATGGTGCAACACTCACATTTACAGGAACCTCCTCGGCATTTGTAGTCCCAGGAACCGTTAATTTCGTTGTCTATAGCAATGTCCCAGCTTTGAGATGCACGATCACGGACAATGGCGTCGGACTCTTAACAGGTACCGGTGCTATCACAGCTTCTGGATTTATAAACTATGCTACTGGAGCTTGGACACTCACCTTTGTCGGTGCCCCTGCTGCTACGGATAAGTTAAATACCGTTGTATCTGTCTATGGAAATACATTCTCTGGGGATTTCAAAAACTTCTTCAGTGTGACGAACTATGCTGGTAATGCGTTTATCACTAATAATGTAGACTATATCAGATACTACAATGGCGTAAGCTTAAAATACCTAAACACACAGTTATCCTCGACTCCGTTCTCTTTTACCTATCCGATTACTAAATGTCTTCACGTTGCTATGTATCGCGAGAGATTGTGTTTGCTGTTACCTAGTGTGAATGGTAATGTCAATCAAAATAGCATCTACTGGTCGACTACTTTTAATGCTTTAGACTTCACAAATAATGAATCTCTTCCAGCACCAACATCCGAAGCGATAGTTGCGTTTTCCTTTATCAACTCGGATATGATTGTTAAATTCTCGAATTCAGAGAGGGTATTTAGATATACAGCGGACGCCTTCAGTCCTTTCAGATGGGATACCACGAACTCAATATGGCGCTGCGATGCCAAATATTCTGCGATCAACTACGACTCCTTTTTCACTGCTATAGGCAAGCCCGCTATAGTTGCTTCTGATGGAGTGAATGTCAAACGTATCGACGAAAAAATTCCCGACTTTACGCTAACCAATAGAAACATTTCAGATGGCCCTACAATATCAATTAACCAGACGAGTATTGGACAGTGCTACGGTGAAAAATTCGATGATTTCAAGGAAGGCTGGTTGTGTTTTAAATCCGCTCAGGGGGGCTCAAACTCTGTATCTAGATCCGATAACGTACTAGCGTTTAACTACTTAGACAATACCTATTCTGTCTATACCTTTCCTCTAAACTGCTTAGGTTTCGGTACTGTTACGGCTTCGAATGTGTGGGGAAATGATTACGATCCCTGGGAAGATGCTAACTATGCCTGGGCTTCCTTCTATGAATCATTGGGATCTCTGCTTGATCTGGGAGGTGATCGTTACGGGAAGGTCTACACGTTAGGAAGCTCAAACACTCTTATTGACGCGGCAGGAGTTACGCAACCTATTCTTATGGATGTCATTAGCAAGAACTTTAACCCGTTTATTGAGGAAGGTGAGTTGTGTCGTCTAGGTTACGTCGATCTCCTTGTTAGCTCTAACGCCACCAGTAAACTTCGAATTCAGTTCTACCGCGATGATACCTTGTATGTAGCTGCTGATGGGAATCCTGCCAGAGCCTATCAAGAGACGATACTTACATTTACCCCTACAGATGCAATGAGCCCAACGACAGCACAGACAAAGATCTGGAAACGAATCTATGTGGGAGCTGTAGCTAGAGAACATACGATACGGTTTTACCAGAACGCAGGTGACTTTACAGCAGATACACTAGACCAACCTATCAGGATTCACTCAATGGTTCTTTACGTCAAACCAGCAGGGAGGATCTTCAACTAATGAAACTACAACCGAACTTTAGCTGGCAGAAGTATGAAGGGCAACCAGAGGATCAGAAGCAGCAATTTCAATATCAGCTTCAGAATCAGCACATCCAAGTCTCCAATGCTGTAAATGCCACGATAGATGACCTCAGCTTCTTTACCCGTGAGCGTCAGACAGCCTTCACATGGGTCAACAACAAACCCATCCTGACTAAAACTCTACCGACATCCTCTTGGGTAGCTGTAGGTACTTTAAACGCAATACCTTTGGGAATCTCAGGGGACTTCACGGTTATCGACATGGTCTGCTGTATTAGTAATGGCACTGTATCCGCGAGCGACACATTGCTACTACCTCACATCGACGGACTGGTATTAGCGAATTCATTAGCGATTGTTAGAAATGGGACGACGGTGAATTTGATTAGTGCGGGAGCTGACAGATCGGCGTTCTCAGGGTATCTAACAGTTTATTATATAAGGAGTTAAGATGGATCCAGTAACAATAGCAGCTTTGATAGGGGCAGCAGCGACATTATATTCCTCCCATTCAGCCCAAAAAGCCATAAAGGGAAGTAGAGACAAAAACAAGCAGATCACAAGTCAGACGCCTGAACAGCAAGAAATGATGAAGCTGATTCATGAGGGCATCAAATCAGGCACCGGTCCTTTTTCGGATATCTTCGGTAAATTCAATGAGGAAGACTTCCAAAAGGGCATAACAGATCCAGCTCTTAAGAATTTTAAAGAGAACATCTTACCTCAGATCCAAGAGAAGTTTATATCCGGCAATCAAGCTTTAGGATCAGGCATGCAGCGAGGACAACTTAAAGCAGCTTCGGACCTTCAATCTCAACTGGCGCAGCTATTATATCAAGCCAAACAGCAGCAATCTCAGAATCGCATTGGCGGTATTCAGTCATTCTTAGGTCAGAAGCCATTCGAAACCCTTCACACTCCGGAATCTCCAGGGGTCCTTCAAGGGATAATCCAAGGCGCCGGAAAAGGCATCGGAAAGGGCCTAGGAGACGCAGCAAGTAGTATGATATCCAATTGGGGAGCTCAGAATAACGTGGTTCCTACAGCATCTCAAGCAGTGGCAGGGTAATATGGTTCAGATTTTACAACCTAGAGAGGATTGGGCGAACTTCGGACGTGATATAGGAAGCGGACTCACCGAAGGATACATGGATCGCACCGACGAGGATACACTAAAGAAAGCCGTTGAGGCATTACCCAAAGACGCTTCACCTCGGGATATCCTAAATGCTGTAACCAGCGCTAAAACATATTCTCCTAAAGCGAAACAGAAGTTATTCGAGAATTATTTAGGTGTTGCAGAGATGGAACAACTAAAGGCAAAGGAACAAGCACGTAAAGATGAGGCTGAGAAAAAAGAAGAGAAGAAGCGCGAAGCAGATGAAACTAAAAAGAAAGAAGAGCGTACTAAGGTTGAGGGTCTTGTTAAAATGTTACCTCTCGATGAAGTGCCAGAACAGCAACGTGAAGAGGAGCGTAAAATCTTAGGGGAAACTTTGGATCTCAAACAGGCTCAGAAGCTTATCGAAAAATCCTTAAGCCCTAAGAAAGAGAACCTTACGGAATTTGAGAAGGGAATCATACATGCCAACGTGAAAGAATACGAGAATTTGGCACATGAAATCCCCAAACTTGAATCCGACTTAAGGGAGCTAAAGGATATTCAGAAAATCTCCGATGAATTAGGTGAGACATTTAGTGCTAAAGGCGGATGGAACCTTATTAAATCGGCACTAGGTGTAAACCAAAAAGCTATGTACATGGAGAACACAGCTTTTCCTATGGTCGAGAATATTCTGAAGATCTTCAACAAAAGCGGTGTCGTTAGTAACAATAAGTTGCAGTTGATTAAAGATAAGTACGGGGTAAGCAGCACCGATAACTCATTCAGAAGAAATGCAAAGATCCAAGCAATGAAGAATTTTGCGCAGCAGGCTCTTGCTAGAGGTAGAGAAAGGATGAACTTGATAATGCGAACTAAGGGCAATCCTACTCTTCTCGAAAAAGAACTTCAGACATTCGATCAGGAAAGCGCGACCATGGCCGATGTGATGCTTGACTATGATCTCGATGGTGAAGAGGTAAAAGTTCCAGAATTAAACCCTGCGGAATGGAAGGGAAGATATTTAGAAGATCCCTCAGGTAGAACGATTTACAGTGACGGCGTACGATGGACTGTAGATAATGGAGCAAAAAGATGACGCAAGAACTGCCCGCTGGATGGAAAGTTGTTGATACCAATCTCCCCCCTGGTTGGAAGGTTAAGGAATTCGGCACCCCTCAGGAGAGAGACGAAGCTAAATACAGGAAAGACGCAGGCATATTCGCAGCACCAGAAAAGACACCTGAAGAAATCGGACGCATGACACTCGCTGAGAAACGGGAATACATTGAGGATATGAAGCGAGAGAGAGAATTCATGAGGGCTAAAACTTTAGGTAGAAATGCCTTGTATGGATTGTCATTTGGTCTTAGCGAGAATGTCCCTGAATTTAAACAGCCAGAATACGAAGAAGGTAACCCCTATGGTGCATATGCGGTAGCTGGACATCTTGCAGGTTCTGTCTTACCTATCAGCAAACTAGCTAATGTCTTTCAAGGTACCGCGGTTAGTCTAGCAGCCAAAAGTCCTGTGTTTCAACGACAGCTAACATCCCTCGCGTCAATCCTAGGCATCGGAGCTACAGGAGCAGCGGACGAAGCAATAACCAGCGTAATGAAAGGGAAAATGCCCACTTCTGCGGATATGATGGAACGCGGAACCGAGTGGATGCTTCTAGATACTGGACTGAATATTTTAGGTTATGCCGGAGGTTTTGCTAAATCGGTTTACAATAGCATAAAGGGAAACGGGCAACCAGCAGCGAAGACGATAAATCAGATCCTAGAGGCTGTCGAAAAATCCGGCGTGGACATGACCGATCCCGAGGCTATCGCGAATAAAGCCATGGAGATTGTCGGAGAGCCTTCAACAAAGCAGAAGGTTTCGGGACTGTTTAATGAAACGACGGCACAGAGGGCATTCGAAGAGGCTGAGGCACCAATTCTAAAGAAGGACATCAAAGAGTTAAAACCTCCTAAAGATGAAATTTCCCCTCTACAGATCAAAAACGAGCAGCTATCCAAAGAGACAAGCGACGAGATCCTTAGCAAGGCAGCAGAGCTAGCAGAGCCAGTAGGTAAACCGGTAGATTTTCAAACAGAATCCGAGAATCTAGCTAAGAGCGCTTTCGAAGGAAGAATCAATAATGTAGGAGAGAGAGCTACATCCGAAGAAACGCTTGGTAATTCAATTTTACGGGATATAAATACAAATTTTGAAAAAGAGAAAGCCGTCTACAAGAGTGCTTATAAAATTGTAGATGATAACCTGCCCGGAATTATTAGCACACCAATGAATGCTGCACGCGCAACTGGAGAAAGGTTAATCGATATTAATAAGATTTTAACGAGACCTCCAGGATATACAGGCGTTATCAATCATATGGAAACTGCTCTGAAAGATATCGGGTATAAAGTTCAACGGGATGAGAAAGGTGTTGTTAATCTTATTATTTCAGAAAAGCCAGTACCCGTTGCCAATACAATGGAAGTAGCTCGCCGGTTAAATGAAATCATCGACTATGAGGCTATTGAACCGACAGTAAAGGATGTATTAAAAGAGGTTGTGAGAGCCTTAAAAACCGATGTTCGCGAAGGTTTAGCAGGTAATCCAGATCTTTTAAAAGCTTTCGAGTTAGCAGAGTCTGAATATGCTAGAGTGGCTAAAAAATACGGCACAGATGCTATCAACAAGATTAGACGCACAAAAGCCGGTGAAAAGATTTCGAAAATGATGGAATCGCCTAGCGCTTTTGGACAAACAATCGCTGTCGCCTCACCACAGCAGGTAGCACAGATAGAGAGGGAGCTACTAGAGAAACTTCAGGGAATGAACTATGAGAAAGCCCGTAAACAGTATAGGGAACTCGGCCCCCACTTAACAGAAAACAGCAGACAGTTAGCTAATGATATTGTCGTTTCAAAGAACCCTCACAATACATCTCTGAGAAGAAGAGCTATCCAAGAGGGTATTCTAGACGATGTCAGCCATGCATTCTCGGTAGGCACTAGACCTGAGAAGACCCTAAACCTGTGGAAGACTGAACAGGGAAGGAATCTCGTAGAAAAGACATTTAAAGGGAGCCCTAACTGGCCATCGGTTAAGAAATATCTAGAGACACAATCCTTCGACGATATGATCCAAACGACTCTGAAAGGGGGCAAGTTTGACATAGGCAAGTTCGAAACCTTTATCAAATCCCCAGGAGCACTAGAAAATATTCGGGATTTAGGCGGTCAACAGGCAGTCACATTCTTCAAGGGTATCTCACAGAAGATAGAACAATTTCAGCGTAATGTAGCCCAAATAGAAGGCGAGAAGGCTGTAGAAGCGTTGATGAGGCAGAAGAGAGCTAAAGGTGGTATTGGAGAGGAGGTTTTACAAATCAAGGTTCCTAAAGAAGCCTCTAAATACGCCAAGGAGCACATAAAAGCTCAGACTCAGAAGGGATTAGAGATGCTTAAAGCTATGGCAAAAAAGGATTATCCGATTAGTTACAGGGTTAATGCATGGGATAAATGGCTCAAGGAAACCCTAGGTCTCAATGAAAAGTCAGCTATCTCAGTTTATGGAGCCGCTAAATTAGGTGGAACATTCTTAGGGGTTTACACTTATGGCATGTTGAATACGGTTAGCATGATGATTGCAGCGAAACAGATGCGACGGATGTTAACTAGCCCCCGAGTAAGAAGCGCGTTCTCCAACATGACTAAATACCAAAGAGACCCCCTGAAATTCGTTATGGCTATGCATGCTTTTGATAATGCGATGAAGGAAGAAGAAAACGATGTCAAATAATTTTTTATATGGTACAAATGACTTAAACAACTCAAGGAGAGAAACATGGGAATCTTCAGTAATCCTTTAGGGTACGTTGGTGAAAACACAGCACCTGCACCAATTGTAGCCCAAAGAGCCCCTGCCACTACCGATACCGGATATCAGCCAGGTCAGACATGGATTGATAATGTCGCGTTTAAAGGATATACCCTCACAGGTTTCTCATCGGGTAACGCACAATGGGAGGACTACGCTTCACCTACAGGGCTTTTCACTACACTGACAGTAACAGGAGCTTCTACACTCGGTTCAGTTGGAGCCTCAACGCAGACCATTGGAAATACCACAGGCGCTTCTGGAACGGTAATGCGAGTTGGTACAGGGGACTTTAGCTTAGATGGCGTATCAAACTCGGATTTTATAATTGGTGCTTCTACGGGGTTAGGAGATATCAAAATAGGTGGGGTTAGTCAGTCGGGAGATATTAGAATTGGCGGTGCTACTCAGACCGGATTAATGTTATTTGGATTTTCCAGTAATCCTCAAAGTATTCGTATTGGCGGAGGAACAGGTTCAACAACTTTAGAACTAGGTACGGGAGGAGATAACCCTAATACAGTCACTCTAGGAGCCACCAATACGACATCAAGCACAACCATCAGGTCAGGCACAGGCAATATTAACTTTACAGCAAGAAGCACTCCTGGACCTGGAGCCCCTGAAGGAACAGTCTCGTCAATTTCACCTGTAACCGTAACTTTAGACGCAAACGCTTCGACAGGTCTTGCGGTTTCGACTGCTGCTGGTACTGGCACTGGAGCTACATTTACATCTTCTGGCGCAACAAGAAACTCTATCGAATGTATTACAGGCAGTATTAAGGTACCTGCTACATCTGTATCCGGTGCGACTCCTGTAGTGAATAGCGTCAGAACAGGACAAGCTAGTTTTACAGACACCGTGAACGCTGGAATTTATCAGGTTTTAACGCTAACTAACTCTCTCATCACTGCTGGATCTATTATTTTAGCTTCTTCCTCTAATACGGATCCTAACACAGCCATTATAATTACCAAGATCGATCCAGGCGCGGGAAGTTGTGCGTTTACTGTACTCAATTCAGGCGCTGGAAATACTGTAGGCCCAATACTTATTAATTTCTGGATCTTAAACTAGGAGGCTTATGGCTATTGTACGGTTTGATTCCTACAAAACATTAGGCTTCGCAAGCATCTCAGGGGCATTCGCGGCTGTCGGAACCCCTATTAGTCACAATTGGCGAGCGATTACCTTCTTCAATGGTACTGACGGTGACATGATCTTTAGTGCTGATGGTACCAATGACAATATCTTTCTGCCTGCCGGAGCATTTAGGTTATATGATCTCTCTACAAATGCCGTACCTACAAACGTTATCGATAGTTTAAGTATTGGTATAGGCACTCAGATATATGTAAAACAATCGACGGTGCCCTCGTATGGAGCTGTGTATGTCGAAGGCTTCTACGCAAGGGGGGAATAATGAGTCAGTCAGGGATTCTCACAGCATCTGGAAGCGGAGGTGGAGGCTTTGTATGGAATGTAGTTACCTCAGCAGCAAATCCAGTAACGCTTCTAGGTGGTCACGGATTTATACCTAAGGGAGTAGGTGTTGTAAATTTTATATTGCCAGCGTCAGCTACTGTCGGGGAGTCTTTTAAGATTCTAGGCTACGGAAACCTCTACACGATCACTCAGAATGCTGGTCAGTCAATCACATTAGGTGTCTCTAGCACTTCAGTTGGTGTCGGAGGATCATTAGCAGCTTCACAGGTTCGCGACAGTGTAGAAATCACCTGCGTAACAGCGAACACTGAATTTCAGATAGAAAACTCGGTTGGGAATCTAATTTTTACTTAAGGATGTTTTATGGCAACAGGTAACGCGATTAATGCAAACGGAACAGGCTTGGCCACTTACGATGGATCTGGGACTTGGGTTGGCCGTTCGGTAGCTGCTGGATCTGGTATCTCGGTGACAAACGGTTCTGGAGTAGCTGGAAACCCTACGATTGCTGTAACGAGTGGCGGTTTGACATGGACGGATGCTGTAGGAGCCACACAAGCTCTAGCGACTAATAATGGCTACGTGACTGACCATGCTGTAGCGGTAGCTTATACATTGCCAGCATCAGGAAATCTCGGGGATGTCATTTGGATCGTAGGAAAATTAGGTAGTTGGAGTGTAGCCCAGAACGCGAACCAACAGATTTTAGTAGGTAGCTCTTCTTCAACAATAGGCGTAGGCGGTTCTATAGCCTCTACTAATGTCGGAGATAGCGTTGTATTGGTATGTGTGACAGCCGGTGCTAGTACGGTTTGGAGAGCAGCAAGCGTCGTAGGAAATTTAACAATAGTTTAAGGTGCTTATGGCAACAATTAACGCCGTAAATAACACATCTAAGACCACGACATTTGATGCGTCAGATACTTGGACTAAAGATCCTCGCTCTACATTCATTCAAGTGTACGTTTGGGGAGGCGGAGGTGGCGGAGGTAGCGGAAGACGAGGGGCCTCTACATCTTCAGGGGGTGGCGCTGGTGGATCTGGTGGAGGGTGTTCATTCTACTCAGGCCCAGCCTCATTCTTCAATACATCGGAGACGGTTACGGTAGGACTGGGAGGGACTGGAGGAACAGCTCAAACCTCAAATACAACCAACGGCAATCCAGGGGGTGTACCAACTCAATCGGCATTTGGAAATATTGTCACCTTTGTTAGTAATGGCTCTGCCTCTCCCGGCGGGTCTACAAGTAATGTGACTGGAGGTTCGGGTGTTTCGATGTTTACTTTTGGAGCTTCGAGTTCATCTGCTCTAGGGGGAAGTGGAAGTATTACAAGTCCCTCATCGCCCTCATCAACAAAAGTTCAAGTTGGCTCATCAGGAGGCGGAGGTGGCGGAGCAGATTCCGTAACCGAGAGGGCTGGAGCTGCTGCTGGAGCTGTTCAAAATGCCGATGGAGTGACAATTATAGCCGGAGGAAGTGCAGGGACAGAATCTGGTACGATAAACGGAGGAAACGGCTCTAACCAACTGACAATTGGAGGGTTAATCACGTGTGGAACTGGAGGAGGTGGCGGAGGAGGACAGAAGTCAGGAGCGTCAGCAGGTCGAGGAGGTAACGGAGGACGTCCGGCTGCTGGAGGAGGTGGCGGAGGCGGTTCACTCAACGGTACAAATTCTGGAGCTGGTGGAGATGGCGGAGCTGGCCGTGTGATTGTTGTAGAGTTTTTTTAGGAGAAGATATGAGACATGCAATTATTAACTCTTTAGGCTTGGTTGTGAATGTAATAGCTTTAGACGGTGCTAAGTGGACTGCCCCTGAAGATCATTTGGTTATTCAGAATGACTCGTGCGATATTGGTGATCGTTATGATTTCGAAAATAGAACTTTTACTAAATTTTACGATATAGAGAAGAAGGATATCACGAATGAAACAACAGTTTAAGGTTTAATTACTTATGGCAACAGCTAATGCAGTCAACGTTACAACTTCAGCAGTAGCCAATCAGGTGCTGTTATCTAATACCTCAACCTTTGCTGTCTGGTCTACGGCTACATACCCAGCCACAACCACGGTAAACAGGATCTTATACTCTTCGGCAACTAATACCATCTCAGAGATAGCTACAGCCAATAGTGGGCTTTTAAGAACGGATAGCAGCGGTGTACCTGGAATTGGGAACACACTGACTGGCGATTTTACCTTGTCATCTACTGGTGCCGGTGTTGTTAGAACCTTTACAGTGCAGAATACGGATAACACAAACACAGGTTCTGGAGCTCTTATAAAAGCCGTCTCAGGAGGTGCTAGTGCTGGCGATGCCGTCTTCCAAGCTTCTACAACTACAACTGTATGGAGTATGGGTGTTGACAATAGCGTAACAAGCCCTCATGCGGACCCATTTGTAATTGCTCAGGGAACAGCTCTAGGTACCAATAACGCGCTAAGCATTGATACTTCAGGGTATGTTATTTTACCTTTACAGCCTTGTGTAGTGGCTTATCCCTCCGCAAATATATCAAACGTTACAGGGGACAATACAAACTACACTATCATTTTCAATTCAACTGTCGTGGATCGAGCTAGTAATTTCAATACAGGAACTGGTACTTTTACAGCGCCGATTACAGGGCTTTATAGATTCAGTTTAGTATTAGAAATTTTCGGGATGACATCGGCTCACACTCAATCAGCGATTACATTTGCAACAACAGCACGTAATTACGACGGCGGTAGATGCTCTCCTTACGCGATAAGAGATATCTCCGGAACATGTACTCTTTATATAAACGGAATTGCGGATATGGCTGCTGGTGATACTGCCGTTTGTAAAATTGTGGTGAATTCTGGAACAAAAGTTGTATCTGTTGGCGGGGGAGCAGGACTTGTTACGTGTTTAGCTATTGATTTAATCGCGTAGGAGCCCACAATGCCACTCAAGAAAGGCAAAAGCCAAAAAGTCATCTCACAGAACATTAGAACCGAGATGGAAGCTGGAAAACCTCAAAAACAGGCCGTAGCTATCGCGATGCATACAGCTCACAAACAAAGGAGTAAGAAATGATAGAATTACTAGTATTCCTAGCTTCTCTTATCAACGGAGGACAGGTCTATGTCTTGGATGTTTCGACACGCAAGGTATTTGAAGTTCAGAGTTTACGATATGTTGACGAGATGGTTTTATATATAGACTCCTCAGTAGAGCAAAAGGCAGACAAACCAAAACAAAACGTCCGTAACAAGAGTAAGTAGATGATAGAAAATGAAGAGACCCATGAGAGAAGCTACGGCTAAAATTATAACCGCAACTTGGATCTCTTCAAATCTAAATAGGTTAGGGCGCAACTGGAAGACCCAAAGCAATCGCACAAGCAGCTAAACAGAAAGGCATAGCACCAGCTGAAGCGAAAGTGCATCCTAGAATACACGCAGAGTAAGTCAAAGGCCCTCCGTCAGCCCCAGGAAGCGACGAGAGGGCTAGCATAGCAACTGTCGCGACTGCCAACTGTGTCGAGCTCTTCCTTAAGGTCCGGCTGAGAGACTCTGGTGACGGTACAAAGCTTGGTACATAATTTGAAATAGAGTTCATTGGATTCCTATGGGGTTGGGGCTGCGAGAGCTGGAGCACAAAGAGCCAAACAAGCAGGTAAGATGCCCATAAATCCAGCCATACATGTAGCTAAACACGCAGCGTAGGTGACTGGCCCACCGGTAACCGTAGGAATGTTAGATAGAGCTGCTATTGCTACGATTGGAATAGCTAAATCTCTTGCGTTTCTTGTCATACGATTGATTGATGGAAGTTGCTCATATATAGCACTTGAGCTACTTATCACTGTCGATATCGGATTCATTTTTCCTCCATGTTTTTAGGTCGCGCAAGTTATATTTCCACGGTTGATTTAACACAATCTTTATCTTTTGAACCACAGAATCATACCGTAAATAGCTAATCCAAAGTAACATAGAAATAAAAATGCCTGTGCTAATTCACCTAAACAGAAATCATGAACGAACCACGCCAAATCCATTACAGCCCACAGGAGGAACCCTTCCCACCGGCCCTTTATATTTAGCCACGCCCCTAGTAGCCCCATAATCGTCAATATCCAAGCATACATCGTTACCACCAAATATTTCAGATTGAGATACCTTTATTACATGCAGTCTATTCTCTTTATCGAAGAACTCAGTGAATTTATCATGAACTTTCATTCTGAATTTAGGGTCGGTGCTTCTGGTTCCATCCTCGCAGGCTACCTCAGCTATTCGGGACACCCAGACCACAATATCGTAGCTATCCATCCACTGTAGGGCTGTGTAGGCTAGATCGTAATACTCCATGGTACGTTCCATATCTAGGGCCATTACGTACATGATAGTATCGATGGGGCTTCTGTCTGTAATGATGATCTCGTATCCCCTGGCCTGTGCTTCGAGTTCTTTAGTGATATGGGCATGTACAATCCACTGAGCCCCTGGAAAGGTGAAGTTCTCATTGATAGGAAACGGACAGGACCTAGCGGTTTCGTTGACAATCTTTATATTAACATTCTTCTTCTTGTAATAGGTGCCCAGCATGTATGTCAGAGTGCTTTTTCCACACCCATGAGTTCCTACGATACAGATCTTTTTCATTTATTTTTTACTTCCCATTTTCTGAATGCAGCTATGAATTCGGGCATTTTTAGAATCGCAGCCCTTTTAACATCCTCTACCGGCTGCTTCATGTATTCGGAGCCGTACACTAAGAATCGCTGAATCCTTTCCCTTTCTTCATCCGTAAAATCTTCGGGTATCATAGAATCGAATTCAAGGCACTTCTTTGGCTCATAGACAGCCGATGCGTCATTATCTGGGTCATCCCCTGTCTCGAGATTAAACGTCTTCAGTAGAGCGTATTTGTAAGCGTAGGAATAAGCTTTTCCAATTCCCTTATCTCCATTGTCGATGCCAGCGCCGTAGCTAGATACAGAAAATTCATCTTGCGGATCATCAACGTTCACGAAGGATATCAAGAGCTTAACTGTCGTGCGGTTGTTGTCTTGTTGCATCTCCTGGACTGTAGGGATAATAACGACACGGTGTTTGACTAGGAGCGGATGGAGAGCAGCTGTGACCTGATCGTGACTGACAAATCGGTATTGCCCATTAACCCTAGCAGAGCCTCTCTCGATATAGTCAAGATCACTCATTATCGCTAAGATTCTCTGGTATAGATTTAGTTTTTCCATTACTTTTCTTATTAAAAAATTTGTGACACTTTAAGGCAGACATAAATACATCCAGCTCATCTCTCAAGCAGTCTTTTGATGTTATATCTGGAAATTCCCCTTCCTTGCTTAAGTACACCAGCATCGCCCCATTTACATGAATTGAGTGTTTGTCTAGTAGGTATTCGTAAGCCGCGATTTGAAGTAGATGAGTCTTCACTGGCCTTATAGTTGTCTTGATATCAACGAGATAGACCTTGCCATCCTTCCCTAAGACGACATAATCTATCTGCCCGCTGAATTCTAACTCATCGTCTATAAAACGCTTTTCCACCACTAGGAATTTGTCGACTTGAGCCTCAGCCCATAGTTTGAAGGAGTTTACGTATCCTAGGTATTCTTCCTTTATCATCCCATCCGGAATCCAGGCACCTTTAGAAATCCCAGCACAGATTGAATGCACTGAGGTTCCCCTAGCAGCAGCTCTCTCTAGGATAATAGATGGCACATGTTGATAAGAGGAAAATACCCTCAGGATATCCGTAACGCGATGTATCATGAAGTAAGGTAGACTACAGATATCCCAAGTACTATCCCGAATGTCATAACAACCAAAGCCTTAACAATATTTCGAGACACAATCTTTAGTTCTTCGTCGAATTTGTCACTCATAGACACCCATTAAAATTTGGATTTACACAAAAACTTAACAATTTCAGAAGGCATTGTCAATATTTTAGTATAAGTTTAGGCTTTTTTACACTCAAAGGGGGATGAATATGGCTAGAATATCAAGTTTTAGGCAAAGCGTCGTGGTCTCTGTCCGGTTTGAATTTGATGAGTATCAAAAGGTTCAGGATATCGCAGCGTTAGAGTCGATAAATTCCGGGCGAAAGATTTCAGCTCAAGAACTTATTCGCGACGCAGTAAGGTTCGTGTACGGTGATAATGAGAGACTTAGGGAATGTTTTCGAAGAAGTAGAGAACACATTAACAGGAAATATTAACAATTTCTTGAATTCAAAAAAAATATCACGTACGGTCATAAAGCGAGGGAGACCTGTTGAATCTCCCCCTAACATCCGTGCTTTTGGAAAATGCTCCATCGAACTAGAAAAGCAGACTACCAGAAGTGCAGAATTACTTGAAACAGTAAAAACCTTTGAGTTACAAGTGGTTGATGCTAAACAATCTTCTGTGTATTTTGATCGTGAATTTTCTAAATTCGTTGGGTTAGATCAGGCTTTGATAGATAAATTATCAGCTGCTCACCCCAGGATTTCTATAGAAAGTGAATTGAAGCGGATGGAGTTATGGCTACTAACCCCTAAAGGTAAACCAAGGAAGGGAACATTAACCTTTATCAATAAGTGGCTTAATTCTGTTAGTGAAAAAAATCCCGCTCCTATTCAGAAAGATCTCTTGATACCCGATTGCCTAGCTTCCTTGTACACGAATTATCTTCAAGAGCTCTGGCAGCCATGTCAACACCTCCTCACGATGAACAAGACCAACAAGCTCTGGAAGAGTACCTAAAAAGCTTTGTACCTCCGAGCTCCAGCATGAGCGATTACATTGTCCTGCTTCAAGAAATGCCCTTGGAATGTAGGAATGAGATAGATCGAGGGGTATCTACAGGTTGGAAATGCCTTGATATCTACATGCAGGGTATTCGCAATGGTGAGATGACGGTAATTACAGCCGATACAGGATGCGGAAAGACAACATTCGCGACCCAACTCATGCTCAACTGTGCGATGCAGGGGCTTCCGATATGGATAAATTCCTGGGAGATGAAGCCGTGCTCGATTATACGAAAGCTAGCTTCTCTGGTTCTTCGACAGCCTATGAAGTTCAGAACCTTTACCCAGCGCGAGAATGAGCAATTTGATGAGTGGATGAGTCATTACAAGGTGTATCTCAATCCTAGCACTATAGGAGCGGACATTGGGGTACTAGCGAAGCAATTGGTCACCGCTAAACATCTTGGGGTTAAGGTGGTTATGCTAGACCATCTCGACTACCTAGTGACTGGACGACATGAGAAAATGCACGAGGCTATCGAAGAGACAGTCAGAAGGCTTCATGAATTAGCGTTTGCCCTAGACATGCACTTCTTACTGATATGCCATCCACGCCAGGTATCTACAGGAACAGAGGAAGTTGGGATTCACTCTCTCAAGGGATCTAGCAGTATAAAGCAGTATGCCGACAACGTGATTATCCTTCATAGATGCGCTAGGACAGATCCTTCAGCCCATCCTAGTAAAGTCAAGATCCGCGTGGCTAAAAACCGCATGTTCGGTACCGAGGGAAATACATATTTATTTTATCAACCGGAGTGGGACGGATACCAAGAACTCGAAGAAATCAAGGGAGAGTTGTGATGGACTGGGAAACAACGGGCTCTGATGAATACGAACAAATCCTACAGAAGGCGAGAAATATGAAAGTCGAGATTGGCCAATACAGAGAGGTAAACAAGAATTCTCTCAAAGCTTTTTTCTCATTAGTGATTTATCCAGAGGGACTTAAGATACTGGATTGTAGATACTTTGTGAGCGGGGATAACAGGTGGTGGAGCATGCCCTCGAAGGAAATAAAGGTTGAAGGTAAGAAGTCGGAGTACATTCCATACCTAACTTACTTAAACAAAGAATATTACGACCAGTTGAAAAAACATGTACTAGAGGCTTTATCCCATGCGAAACCCAAAAGTAATCAAGTCCAAGAAGGTTTATTTTAAGGCAAATCATCCTTTGTATGGTGACGATAACCAGTTCAAGTCATGGATTCAGCTTTGCGATCGGACTATAGAATTGGCCATGGAAGAATCTACACGCAGGTTAGTAGCTCAATTTGATGATTTAGTGGATGAAATCTGCGAGGAATTACTGGAATCCTTAGAGGAACATGAGCTTGAAGTACAGGAAGAATAAATGAAAAAGATGACGTATTACATAGAGCACCCTCTGTTTGATCCTGATAAGACTTTCGATTCAGAGGAAGCTGTTTGTAAGAAAATTTGTGACATATGCGACGCTCAGGCTGAACTGTTTATAGAAAAATTGTCACATGAAATTATTGATTGTGTGTGGGTAAATGAGTCTGAAGTCACTAATTAACCGCCAAAAGATCGCCCAGAAGTATGGTTTGACTGGCGCTGCGGTAGTTCTGACCCTTCCGGGAGAGCCTACGATCTATAGTATAAAATATTCTTTAAGAGACCGTCGACTCACAGTTCAGTTTCTTAGGAGCTGTCAGTGGCGGTCTGTTTTAAAGAGCTACTTCAGATCGTTTATGTTTAAGAATCAAGCGGTTGCGGTTATTGTTAGGTTTTATGTTTCACCCCCTGAAGAAGAACGCGAGGCTAAAAAGTACCGCAAGGATAACTGTCCAGCGGTTTATTCCTACGAGATCTGCGATTACCTTTTGTCGTTTCTGGAGATGCTACATCACGTTTTGATTAACTCCTATCGCCAAATTGTAAAAGTTGATGCCGAGAAATTTTATAGCAAAGACCCTCGAACCGAAATGCAATTCATGTTGTGGAGTGAGTATGAGAAGCTTTCAAATCAAAATCCCGTTCACGCCAAAAGCAAAGGGAAGTATCAAAAACTCTTACAACCCGACAGTGAAGGGGATGCAGCGCCTAAGATATTATGTGAAGGGAGCAATTCAGCCTGAGGAATTACCTATGCTGTCAGGGCCCCTTCTAGTTAGTTTACATTTTCAGATTCCCGCCACCTTAGGCATATCTGAGTATAAAAGGAAAGAATTCGAAGGGAAAAATCACTTAAAGAGGCCGGATGGAAACAGTCTAGAGAATTTTGTAACTGAATCATTATCAGGGGTTATCTGGAAAAATGACGCCCAAATTGCGTGGTGTCTTCGTTCAAAAACCTACACAGCTGATAAGATCGGATCGATAACGATTTTTGCTAGGGAATTGACAGACTTCGCGAACTATAAAGAGATATTACGAGACATTAAAGACAATCTGGAGATCCGATGAAGCAGTTTAGCTCGCCCCAAATTTCTTTTATGCAAACGATTATAATAAAATCCCTCCTGAATGATCTCTACAAGCACTTTCCAGCGGATTCCAACAATGCTCTTGCTGCGGAACAGATTGTTAGGTGCGCTGAAGATGTAGATATTTTGCAACAGTATATCCTTGAATCTCTTGAAGAAGGAAAAAATGTTTGCTTTTAGATTTTAGTGTGTGGTAGGGTTGTTTTGTGTGTGTTTCTGTTTCGATTGTTGTTAGGGGGCGCTCGTAAGAGTACCCCCTTTTTTCTTGTGGTTAGATCAGTAGTGAGCTTGCGACCCCTACGAGACCGGGCACGATCAGTAGGGCTAGCATTCTTAAATCCTTTCTTCTCAATTCCAATTCCTCAATCTTCATCCTATCCTTAATCAGTTTCCTAATCAAAATTCGTACCATGGCTTTATCAATATCTTCCCGTGGCAATTCATCAAAATGCTCTCCGAATTCCCTTTCAATCTCGGATAAAATTTGGTTTTCTTGCATATATCCTCTCAATTGCGCCCCGGTGATTTTTACTTCGGGGCTTTGGTTTAGGTCTCTTCTTCTTTAGCTCTCTCTAAATAAATAATAAGGAATCGCGGTTTCTCGTTTCGGAAGCAAAAAATCGTGAGTTTCTCTCCTAATTCAGCTGACTTTCGCTTCAGTCTGTCAGAGAATTCAAGGTTCAGTACATTAGTAGCAGATGTGTCGAAGAATTTATCCTTTATCGCTTCTTTAAATTCTTCTTCTGATGCCCAAAATTCACTCTCTGTCTCCTCTTGAAACTTTTCTTCATTCTTCAGAGAGAGAAATATATTAAGGAAGCTCGGGGAAGCTGAATATTGTAGGTAACGTTTCATAATTTCTTATCCTCTTTCTTTCGTCTTTCCTTCTTATGCACCAATTCAAAATCCGATACACTTTCACTATTCAAAAGAGCTTTAGGCCCGCTATTTTTCGACAGGAATTCTAGGTATTGTACTAAAATATCCGTCATCGTCATCTTTTTGTTTAGCGAGATCCTCTTTACAACTAAGTACACATCGTAAGGGCAACTAAAACGAATACTAACGATTTTTTCATCGCCTCTCGTTTCAACTTTCTTTTCCATTTTCGATCCTTTTCACTATATCGAATTTCCTGCACGAACAATTTTCTATACCACAAAGGGCTAATTTAGCAGCTTCCATCTGAGCTTCAAGGTCTTGCGGGTCCAGGATGGCTAGGGTCCCGTGGGTAGTATTGATCAAAAAGTACAGCATGTGATTTTCCTTTCTGTGTTTTTATAGCCTAGATGAAATCATTCATTGCGTATTCATCTTCACTTAAAATGTTCATATGAATCTTGTTTCGGATATCTCTAATCAATTGCGGATCTTTAAAAAAGTTAGGCAATATAATCTCCGGGAAATCATAATCGTAACAATCTTCCGGATCTCGCAATTCTTCTTTAGCCTTTACGACATCTTCACAATTAAATTCCCCTTTTTTGGATATAGCGAACGACGATTCCTTCTCAAAGATTTTCTCTTCTTCGTAATCGTATTTTCTTAGAACGACTTTCATTGGTTGCATTTTTCGCCTTTTCTTGTTGAATCCATATATCGTAAAATATTTATCTGTTGGACAATCCAGAGAGAATCCTTCATAGATCTCGAAATATCCACCAAATTTTTTCAAAAAAGTATCTCGTAACTCTTTCATAATAACACGCCCACCGTCTACTTTTAGTCTGTCTATGTCCCAAAGCGGTCCATTGAAAGAGTTAGCTTTTGCGATTACCTTTCTTTCGAATTCTTTCTTACTCTTGCGTAAATCTTCATTAATAAAATCTTTAAAATATTCTAATGACGATGACTGGTGTAAGAGTATACATTCCATGCTAGTCTCTAAACTTGAATTCACAATTTTGAGATTTCCACGCAGTCGCTTCATCAAAATCTTCCATAAAAAAATGCGAGATATTTCCTTTTCTAAAATCAGATCTTTCGCACAATTTTATATATGCTTCATAACATTCTTCTAGCATTCCACAATCATAGGCAAAAAGTGCCGTGGCGAGTTCGTTTTCATTTTCGAAGAAATCTAACATATGAGAATATTCTTTAGATTTAGCAAGAAATTCTTTAAACTCTAACGCTTTCTCTTTAGATCTGATGTGATAGATAACTGATTGGTTTATATAATCTTCTTTTTGTTTCTTCTGTTTAAAGATAATTTTCACTTTACGTCCTTTTTGTATTTATCTATTTTGGATCCTTCATATTTATTTTTCCACAGTTTCACAAAATCTCTTTCATTCCCATCCATACTGCTCTCCTCTACACATTTTAATCTTTCGTATTCATCTTTGAAAACATCAATCAGATCAACATAAATAAAATCATCGTGCTTACCCATAAAACTTTCCTTTTTTGTTCGGGCCCCTTGCGAGGCCCTTTAATTGTTTAAATTTTTTGGCGATAAAAAACTGCGACAAAGTTTATTTCATCACTCTTATGTTTAACTTCGTAAATTCCAATTTTTCCTTCACATTTTTTACTAAGTCCCTTTGAAATATCATCTAAAAGTTCCCAGCTAAGATAATTCAAATTTGAAAAGAGCTCATGTTCAGAATTAAAAATATAGCTCTGGTGTAATGTGTCCATGCATTCACCAAAAGATTTATCGGTGTACATCAATTTCTGTTTAAGCCAATTGAAAGTATCAGCTCTAAATATAATTGCACATTGCATATCATCAGTATTCATTGTGTGTGTCCTTATATTTTGTTGTTTAATGTTCTTGTTAGACCCACAATCCATACTGTTTGAGCTGATTAATGTGCCGGTCGCGCTGGTCTCTGAAACAATCTAATCGTGCACCTATCAACATTCTCTTATCGCAATAATCTTCGGCGTCCGACAGATCATTCATTGATAGCTGCCCGTCGATAACAGGGATGATAAAAATTGAATTATCTTCAAAAAATAATGTGGCGTTCATGTGTGTGTCCTTGTTTTGGCTTCTTCGCCGTTTTGTTTCATGCCAACATTCTATCATCCTCTCGTAAAATAGTCAAATGCCCCGTAATTTCTATGCCTTAAATCTCTAGCTCACAAGGTTTTAGGGTAATTTAATGTGATGAGCTGAAAAGTTGCGATTATCCGATTATATATATCCTGTCGAATCCTTGTTGCACTTCTGAATTCCAAAGAACCTCTGAATTTTCTTGAGGGGAAAAGAGGATTTGAGGTACCTTAAAATAAAAGCTTTAGAGTGAGGGGTTTATGG